TTTGTCGTATGTGATCATTTTTTTAAGATGAATGATTTGGTGGGTTCATTCCATGTAATCATAATTCCAGTATTTCCAAGCTTTTTAGGTTCCATTTTAGATACACTGTAAATTCCGTATTTTTTACATATTTTTCTCAATTGAACGATATTTAATGGAACATTTACAGTTGGGTTATTTTTAATCCTTTCAACTTGCTGAATGATGCTCATGTCAGGTTTATGCATATCTGGAACCGTCTGAGCATGCTTTCTGTTAAATGGATCTAAAACAACAGCCCTTCTATGTCTCATTCCTTTTGTTTTCTTTTGCATTGGCATGAACATGTTCAAATAGCCACCATTCCACGTTTGTTCCAATAAAACTGAAAATGTATTTGCGAATAATCCCATAGGATTATTTAGTTAAAGTTACTCTGCGGGTGGTTTTGCTTCTGGAGCCGCTCCACCACCAGCAGCAGCTGGAGGAGGTCCAAATGCAGGAGGAGCTTCACCACCTCCACCACCAGCAGGAGCACCCTCACCTCCACCAGCAGGAGATGCAGGAGTTCCAGTAGGAACAGCACCACCAGAACCAGAGGCAAGAGGAACACCTTCAACAGCTTCACCTCCAGTTTTCCACATAGGCCCATTTGCTTGAATTTGAGCAAGTTCAAACTCAAGTTCTTTATCTTTTTTCAAGAATGCTCTATTTGCTAGAATTTCTTGGTCACTCCATCTCAAGTATTTCTTTTGAGCATATGTCTTAGATATGGATTCATTTTGAACCATACTATTGAATGTATTGTATTTTATTTCAGCTTTTTGAGCTTCTCTCATTTCAAAGAAATTGGTTGGGGGAGTAAATCTAAGCTCAAAATCATTTTCCTTCAGATCATATTTTTCCCAAAGACCCTTTAGTTTCAAGTGAACGATGAATGTATTCTTAATACTTTCTGTAAAATACATTTGACTTCTCATAATGAACTTTGCGAATTTAAGTTCTTCTCTGAGCATTTGCATACCATCATTGTATCCAGAATCAGGTGATATTCGATTCACTGGAACCTTGAGGGATTTATAAAGCTTCATTACGAAGTAATCTAAATCAGGAAGGCTGTTAAGTTGCGGTCCTTCTGTGAGAGGAGTAACACTTGTTCCTTCGGAACCTTGTCTTTTTGCAAACCAATAATTGTCCAAATAGCTTTGAGGATTGAATTTATTGACTTGTCCAGCTTGATCAACGTCAAATGTTCGCTTTGACCAATATTCTTGGATCATTTTTCTCAAATATGCCTCTGCCTTCGGTGCTGGCATCGTTCCAACATCAACGTTGAAAACAAGTCTCGATGGTGCTCTTGCAAGTCTATATATTACAACACTATCTTCAACAAGAGAAAGTTGTCTATACGCTCTTCTTGCGTTTTCAATAAATGGTAGTCTGACAGTTTTATTCTCGTTCCAAATGCCAGAATTCACATAGGTAACTTGATTCTTGTCCATTGGTATCAAGGCATAATCTACAATTTTTGTTGGATTTGTTGGATCAAATACTGGTTTTCTTAACAAGTATCCTTTGATCAACATATTCTGAACATTTCCAAAAATAGGATCAATAAGTTCTGTTGGAATGCTCACAATTCCAAGAACACCCTCTTCTTCTTTTTCTTTATGTATAATGTTTTCCCAATAAACTTCACCATCCACCATCACGCTTCTAAAGTATTCCCAACCTCTTTTTTCAAATTCAAAAAAACCAATGATTTTCTCAAACTCATCAGAAACATCTTTTTTAGTCTCACTTTTAAGTTTTTCAGTTGGAAATTGAATTGTTACAATTTGACCATTGTCGTCTTTATTAATAGATTCATCGCAAATTTCATCTAATGCCTCGGCAACTTCTGAAAATGCTGCCATGACTCGATAATCACGAATTCTTGCAATTTTGTCCGCTTGGACATTTGAATACATGTATTGCGTGAAATTAGAGTCAATATTAAAAAACGCAGTAGGAGATATATCATTGTATTCAGATGAGGAACTGATACTTTGTCTTGAAAGAGCCTCTGTTCTTTTAGATCCTGTATCTTGGAAAGTCTTGAATTTGGGATTCAGCTTTGAAATGGTATCTATAACAGTATAAGATTGATATGGAAGATAAGAATTGACGTAGTTCATTAAACTACGTCCAAATGTCGATTCTCTTCCTGATGATGCATTTGCTGGCATAGGATTATTTATAACTTTTTTTGGATTTGTCTTGTATTTTTTTTCAAAAGGTTTATTATTTTATCATGCAAATATTCGATTACATCAAAAACGTTTTATTTTTTAAGAAACCATTTGAAAAGGAAAACATGGAAGAAATTAAACAATACAATCCTTTTTTGGTGAATAGATGGATTTCCATGAATGATGGAGAGAGTGCAAATCTTGTCAATGAAACGACAAACAAATTAAATTATCTAGGAAATGATAAGGAAATGCACTATAAGATGCTTCTAAATGTTCTTCCACAGAAGAAATATAATAGAATAAATTATATTAAAAAAGTTGAAAAATTAGATCAAACACCGTGAGAACTTGGTATTGGTGTTTTTAGTAGTTGCAAAAAATATTTACGCTGTAAATAAAAACGAAATATATGAATATTGATCAATTAACACCTCAGAGATCTCTAATAGATTTGGATGGTTTCTCACAAAATTCTCTTAACAGCGTTTTCATAGGATATAATCTATCCAAAGTATTGGATGATATTATATTGGTTGAATTAGTAGACCTTGGTGGACACTCCAATGAAATAGTAAGAAACGGTATTGTTGTGCCAGTAAATGCTGACACACAAGCATGGAGAATAGGTAAAGTTATTCTCTGTGGTCAAGGAACATCTCTTGTTAAAAAAGGTGATCATGTTATTTTCCCAAATAACAAGGGAATTATGATTTCAAATGTCGAAATTGACGGTTATGGTACTTTAAAACATGGTCAATTTTTAAACGAACATAGAATTTTTGGAATAGCAACACCTAGAGAAGATGTTCATATCAAGAGAGAATCTTAAGTCTCTTGCTCAAACTCATATTTGTGAGATAAAGTTCAGGAGAAGAAGAATGGTTGCAGGTAAGCCACTATACAGGAGAATGCTTTGTACAAGTGCTCAGAATATATTAAATGCATTTGAGGGGCGATTCACCTTGAATTACAGACCCACAACTCCCCCTCCTTTTGGAAATCCATTTTATGATCCAAATCAAAAAAATCTTGTCATTCTTTGGGATATTTTTAAACAAGACTACAGGGCGATTAATATGAGTTTTTGTAATTTAATAGCAAGAGTCCCTGCAAATGACGAATTTTGGCAATTTTTCTTGGACAATTACTATCATAAGAGTCCTGCTGAAAAAATGTCATGGATGAATATGTGAATTTTATGGTTGATCAAAGTGAAATATTTTTAAATAATTTACATAGGAATTTCAAATTCACTTGTAACAATAAGACACTCAAAGAGGGAAAACTTATATTGTTTAATTTGAGTGATTTCTATTATTCATTTACTTTGGATTTATCTGGATCTAAAAAGCATTTTAAATTACCAATGGCTTTTTCTATTTCTCAAACATTAAGTTCAATTCGTTTGGATTATACGGTAAACTCTCTTTGCCATAATATGGAAGATTTTGTTTTCAATTGTAAAATGATAAAACCTAAAATGAAAAACAATCTCTATGACGGGGTTGTTGAAATGATTTTCGTGTGAACTACCTAACGACTAAAGATCGTTCGGCTTCCATAGCATAATGCTCTTTCTTTTTAGACACTTCAACGCTTATGCCCTTTGGAGTTTTTACACTTTTCTTTGGTCTTATTTTTGCTCCATGTCTGTAATCGTCCGTTCCAGACGATTGAATGGTAATGCCTCTCTGCAAAATATTCTTGGCAGCATTAACATCCCTATCATGTGTTGCATTACAGGAAATACAAGTCCACTCTCTTTCCTTCAAGGTCAAGTTAGACTTTTGATGTCCACAGCAACTGCATGTTTTACTGGATGGGAAGAATGTTTCAATGCGAATAACTTCTTTTCCATACCATTTTGCTTTGTATTCCAACTTGGAGACAAAGCCGCTCCATGCTACATCGCTAATAGATTGAGCTAATCGATGATTGGCCATCATACCTTTAACGTTCAATGATTCCAATGCTATTAGGTCGTAGTTTTTAACGAGAAAAGAACTGATCTGATGATGCTGGCTGTTACGAGAATTGGTTATCTTCTCATGCAAACGAGCTACCTTCAGCCTTTGGCGTTCTTTTCTATT